GAGGCGGTCTGTGCGGCTGCGGAGACGGCGGCGGATTTCGCCGGATTCCTACGCACCAACTCGCCGGCCGCCGAGGTGGACGACGTCGATGCGTTCGCCGAGATGGAGATTCAGAAGCGGGCCATGGTGACGTTGCCCGACGGGTGGACCTTCGAGCAGTTGAAAGCGGAGCAGCCCACGTCGACCTACGCGATGTTCAAGCGCGAAATCGTCAACGAGATGGCGCGTTGCCTGCAGATGCCGTTCAATGTCGCTGCCCTGGATTCGTCGTCCTACAACTACGCCAGCGGCAGGATGGATCACCAGGTCTACGACAAGACCTTGCGTGTGATGCGCGACGAGCTCGAGCGTGTGATGCTCGACCGTATCTTCGCCGCGTGGGTCAACGAAGCCACGCTTTCCGGCATTCTTCCCGACGGCCTGCCGCCGTTCTCGGAGTGGAACTGGGCGTGGGTGTGGGACGGCAAGGACCACGTCGACCCAGCCAAGGAAGCCAACGCCGCCGAGACGCGGCTGCGCACGCACACGACCACGCTTGCCAGCGAATACGCAAAGCAGGGCAAGCAGTGGGACGTCGAGCTGCGCCAGCGTGCCGCCGAGATCGCGCTGATGAAGGAGCTTGGCATCTGGGTCGACCTGACGCCAGAGGTGAACTACGGCGGAACGCTCGACGAGAACGGCGACCCAGCGGAGGCACCGTGATGTTTGACGAGTACGACGAGTTCGACGACCTCGATGGCATCGTGGAGTTTCTGTGACATGAACAAAATCACGATTGACAGCGGCGTTGAGTTTCTGCGGGCTGCGGATGGCGAGTCTGCCGCCGGCCCGAAAAAGTTTCGAATTGTCGCCTACACCGGCGCTCCCATCCGCCAGGGCTGGAGCCGCGAGCCTGTCATCATCGACATGGCCGGGATGCAACTCCCGGCGACGGTGCCGGTAGTGCTGGGGCACGACTACTCGCTCGGGTCGATCCTCGGCCAGGGCACCCCGAAGCTCGAGGGCGGGCAGCTCATCGTCGAGGGCGAGATCCTCGCCCGGAACGGCAACGCCGACCAGGTCGCCGCCCTGGCGGAAGCTGGCTACCAGTTTCAGGCGAGCGTCGGCGCCGATGTGCGACGGCATCAGAAGTTTGATGCAGACGTCGCCACCACCGTCAACGGAGCTGCCCATGTCGGGCCGCTTCGAGTCGTCAAAGCCTCCAGTCTGCGGGAGGTTTCGTTTGTAACTCTTGGCGCTGATTCGCAGACCAGCGTCGCCATCGCGGCGGAAGCCGACGAGGAGCACCCCATGGCGGATAACGCCACCAAGACGCCCGCAGAGGAGCCGATTGTGGCTGCCGCTGTGGAAGCCCCGGCGAGTGTCGCCGTGGAAGCCACCAATACGGTCGATCACACCAAGCTGATCGCCGACCTCACCCAGAAGGTGTCCAACATGGAAAAGCTCCTTGCGACCCGCGACGAGCGGCCCACTGCTCCTGCGGTTCACGTCGTGGCCAACGTGGCTCCGACGGCGGAGGTGATCGAAGCGTCGTTCGCTCTGCAGGGCGGCCTGCCCGGCGTCGAGAGCCAGTACGACGCGAAGGTGCTTGAGGCGGCCCACAAGGCGCGTCGCGAGCTGTCGCTCGGTGAAGTGATCGTGCAGGCTGCCGTGGCCAATGGCTACGACGGCCCGCGGCGGCTCAATGCCTCCACGCTCCGGCCGATTCTGGCTGCGGCGTGGGCGACTCACTCCATCAGCGGCATCCTGAGCAACACCGCCAACAAGTTCCTCCTCGCCGGGTTCAACGGCGTCGAGAGCGCGTGGCGGTCGATCTCGTCTGTCCGTTCGGTCAACGACTTCAAGACGCTGACGAGCTACCGGCTCAACGGTGGTTTCAAGTTCGACAAGGTCGCCAACGGTGGCGAGCTCAAGAACGCGGCGGCCAGTGAGGAGTCGCGGACGATCAGTGCCGAGACCTACGGGATCATGACCTCCGTCACCCGTACGGACCTCATCAACGACGACCTCGGCGCTCTGACCGCTGTTCCGCAGCGGATCGGCCGTGGTGGTGCGCTGAAGCTGAACGACGTGTTTTGGGCCGACTTCGTGGACGATGCGTCGTTCTTCACGAACGGTCGTGGCAACCTGTCGGCTGGCTCGCTGGCACTGTCGCTGGCGAACCTGAAGGCGCTGGCCACGAAGTTCCGCAAGCTCAAAGATCCCGACGGCAACCCCGTCGCGGTGGAGCCCCGGATTCTGCTTGTGCCGGTCGACCTCGAGCTGTCTGCGGCCGAGATTATGGGGAGCACTCTCATCCAGAGCGGTGCGACCGGTGGCCAGCCTGATCGGAACGTCTTGGCCGGTCGGTATCAGGTGGTCGCCTCGACCTACCTGACCAACACGACCGACTACTACCTCCTCGCGTCGCCGGCCGACATGCCGGTGATGGAGGTGGCTTTCCTCAACGGCGTGCAAAGCCCGATCGTGGAGACGGCGGAAGCCGACTTCAACACGCTCGGCGTGCAGATGCGTGGCTACTTCGACTTTGGCGTGGCCAAGGCCGAATACCTCGCCGGCGTGAAGTGCGACTCCGCGACGTGATCTAACCCCGGCGGGCTGGAGCCAAGCCAGCCCGCCGGGATATTCAACACCAAGCAATAGAAACGAGGTGATCCAGATGGCTTCTTATGTTCAGGACGGTGACATCCTCAACCACACGCCCGGCTCCGCCGTGGCGGCTGGCGAGGTGGTCGTGATCGGCTCGCTCGTGGCGGTTGCCCCGCGCCCCATCGCGGCCAACGCGCTCGGCTCGCTGGCGATTGAAGGTGTGTGGGCGATGCCGTGTGCCACCGGTGCGACTGGTGCACAGGGCTCGGCGATCAACTGGTATGCGACCTCCGGCGTGGCTCATGCCTCGACGGGTGTTGCCGCCGGCAAGCTCGCTAAGGCTCGGCTGGCTGACGACACCGAAGTGCATGTCGTGCTCAACAAGTAGTCGGTCCACCTGCAAGCCCTGGGCGGCGGCGTTTCACCCTTTCCGCCCCGCCCAGGGTCTTGTGGATTCAAGGAGTTCTCTCCGTGGCCGACATGCTGCGCACAGGTGCCGCCTGGCTGACAGACCAGCTCCGAGAGTCGGCAGCGGTGCCATGCACCTACGTACGTGGCAACACGTCCACCCAGATCACGGCCTGCATCGGCAGGTCGATGTTTGAAGCGGCGACGCAGTCAGGCGTCGTCGAGCAGTGGGAAAGCCGCGACTACATCGTGAAGGTCGGCACGCTGCCCTACAGCGAGCCTGAGCGCGGCGACAAAATTGTCGAAACCTACGGAGACGTTTCTACGACCTATTCGGTGTCGTCTCCTCGCGGCGTGCCTCTGTGGCACTACGCAGATGCGTTTCGCACGTCCGTGAAGATCCACACGGTGGCGGAGTCGGAGAGCGCTGTGATTCCTGGCACGCTGCTGGCACGGGCGGTTGGAACATTTGCCGGCACGACGATTACGGACGGGCAGGTGATTGCCTCGCTGGCGGTTGACCAGTCCACTGGCCGGGCGTTGTCTCGCACGCTGGCACCGGCCTCGGCGTACGTCTACGTGGTCCTGCCGACGTCTTTCGGAGCGCCAACGCTCAAGGTGAACGGCATCGTCTCGACGGCCTGGGAGACAACGCAGCGGTCCATCACGTTCGCGGGCCAGGCGGCACGCTCCTACACGCTCTACCGCTCGACCTACGCGGTTACAGGCACGCTCAACCTTGAGGTGGCGTGATGGCAGAGATAAAGGGCCAGAACGTCATCGCGCCTGTGGTGCCGTTTTCGACAACTGATGCGTACCCGTCCCATCTGGCGCAGTACGGAAAAGGCGGCTTGCGGAGCGTTGCCACGCTCGAGGAGCGCGACGCCATCCCAGCCCTGCGTCGAGAGGCTGGGATGCTCGTCTACGTGGCGAGCGTAGACGGCTACTACCAGTTGGAATCTGACCTGACCTCCTGGTCGTCGTTTGCCATTCAGGGGCCAACTGGGCCGGCGGGTGTGGCGGGGGCCGCTGGTAGCACGGGTGCGGCGGGAGTGGCCGGCGATGTCGGGCCTACCGGACCGCAGGGCTTGGCTGGGGCCGCAGGCGTTGCCGGAGAGCGAGGAGAGACAGGCCCTGCCGGCCAATCAATCGTCGGGCCTACCGGCGCCGCAGGCGATTCGATCGTCGGCCCCACCGGCGAGGCGGGCCAATCCATTGTAGGTCCTACTGGCGAGCGTGGAGCAACCGGCGAGCGCGGCGACACGGGACCAGCCGGCCAATCTATCACGGGTCCAACGGGCCAGGCCGGGCAGTCGATCGTCGGCGCCACTGGTCCATCGGGCAGCGTCGGCGCTACAGGCGCGCAGGGTAATACTGGCCCTGCTGGCGCCGCCTCAACAGTTACAGGCCCCACGGGTGCGGCGTCGACTGTGCCAGGCCCGACGGGCAGTACCGGCCCTAGCGTGACGGGGCCGCAGGGCGCTGCCGGCAGCATGGAGTTTTACGTCACAGGCCCGACAGCTCCGGCGTCTGGTGGCACAGGCTCGCT